ACTATGCAAACCTTTTGATTTGTAATGTTTGTTGTGTTTTCGTAGGTCTTCTTTATACTCAGCAAGTTGATTAGCCGATAGACTATTCATTTTCTTTTTATTCTTGCGTGAGTAACCACTAGATTGATTCGTATAGATAATCGCCATTAATTTACACTCTTGTTTTCTGGAGTTTCTGCCTCTGACATTGCCTTTACTTCAGCATATGTCTTATCAAATCCAACTTTGTAAAATGCGTCAATTGGATTTTCTTGTAGATAAGCAGACAACAAATTAGAGAAGTTGACATCAACACCCTCGTAATATTGAGGTTTATTGTTTCTCAACTCAATGTGGTCTCTACAAAATTGAATACGATTGTCGTATATCTCTTTCTTGTTCTTAGTGTCTTTACTTTTTGCAACATCAAACTCTGCAAAAAGTGTGTGTTTTGAATAAAACGCCATAATATAATCCTTTCTCAATTAATATTCACATACTATACCATAACCGTCTGGAAATGGCAAGCCTTAAAAAAAGCGTGTTTTTGTTGACTTTTCTCGCCAGAAAAGCTGCCAGGATGCGCCAGGAGAGGCGAATCGAAGCCTTCGTGTACTATCCTACCCCCTCTGGAAGTACATCTTTCTTACTTTCTTCTTCAGCCCACTTCTCAAACTCTGATACTTTCTTCTCGTTATGGGCTATACTTACATCACATTGTTTGACTGCCTGGTCATAACTACCATTCAAAATCATACTGCGAATCTTTTTAATATCATCAATGTGGTTCAGGACTTCAATCATTTTTTTTCTCCTTGGTCCTCTGAATTCATTAATAGTACAACATAGTGTACCGCTTTAAGTAGGTCTTTTCTATTCCTACCATCTTTTTTACCAAACCTTGCAAGGTATTTGATTGCATTGGCTTGACAGAAATCTTTGTCTATGCCACAAGACCTCAATAAGTCTTGTACTTGTACGCCTTCTTTGACTTGAGCGTAGTGTTGTCCGTAGGTACTTTTAATATATGTTTCAATTTCTTTTAGTATTTTATCTTCATTATATTTCATCATATTAACTATCTATCCAGTCTGTTGCTGATTCTTCAAAATCATTTGTTTTTATTACTTTATCAATCTGTGAAAAATAGCACCAGTTGGAACCAAAAGTGATTGCACCTGTGTAACCTAGTTTTGTATCATAAGTCTTTGCGTTCAAACTTGTATTATTCTCAGCAGCTATATCATTTACTTCGGTTGCAATACCGATATTTGTAATGACACCTTGTCTGCCTTTCATGTCTTCTATTGTATCACCTAAATTAATTATCATAATGTATCCTTTTGTTAGTGTTTTGTTTTAAATAAATGTTCTTTGTCATAACTAAGACCAAGTGTATAACAAATATAACCTGAATCTTGTTCTTTGTCAAGCCCCTCCGCTTGTAATATCCATTTTATCGCAGCTTCTCTATTTTCTGCACCAACAGAAAGTGCTTCATCAATTCTACTTTCAAAGGCTTTTAGATTATCTTCTTCTTGCCTTTTTTCAATCTCTGCTTCACGCTTTGCTACATCACAAAGGTGGTCTAATTCTTCTTCTAATTCTTTTGTTGACATTGCTTTAAAGTTATAATGTCTACCTTTTACACCGTATGCTTGTTTGTGCATTTCATAAACACTTATTTCAAGATTACTTCTTTCATAATCTTCAACAGTAAAAATACCTTGGTCGTTCCAGAATTTAATATCTTCTACAACCATGCCTGCCCACGAACCTGGATTTTTAGCCATCCATGCTTTAGACTTAGCGTTAATATTTTTGATGTGTTCTAATAGTGTCATTATTTTAGTCCTTTTTTTAATATGTGTTTTACTCTTGCCTCTATTTGTCTAACTCTTTCGGAATGTTTTAAATTTAACATATGAGCAACATCTTTTAAAGTTTTAGATTTAATAATTCTTTCATTTAAAACTACTAACATTTGATTTCTATAATAATTAACATCTTTAATATTTTTTAAAGCGTGTGGTGATATTTTATAGTTCATCAAAATATTTGTTGCTTCTGAGATAGGAGATTTTAAATTACTATCAAAATTCACTATGCCATTTCCATTTCCATGTCGATTACTTCATCAACATTATGTTCATCAATATCTAACAAGTTAACTGCTTCAACAGCCATAATTTTTGCTTTAGCAGCTTCTTTTGTGATAGCATTGTTTTTTAGTTCGATTAGGATTTTATCAACAGCTTTCTCAGCTTGGTCCCAATAGTAGTTTTTGACTTTAGACATAGTGTTTTTCTCCTTTGTTAGTGTTTAAGTTATTCATTAGTAAATCAATAAGGTTATTATACAGATATTTTTTGCATTTGGCAACCTTTTTTTCAAATCTTTTTTTAAGTATTTCATTCTTTTTTACTGTGTAATTCTTTATCATATACACATATCCTACACTAGTTCCATAGTAAAAGCAAGCACTTTTTTCACTTTTTGGCGCTTTTTTTGAATTATTTTTTGAGACCAGGTCTAGGTTTTAGGTGGTGCGACAACCTGCACAGCTAAGAAAGTGTTATTTCCAGTTGTTTTTTATCCATTCTTGCTCAGATTCGTGAGGATTTGGCTGTCCGTGAAACACGGAAACCAACGATTCGCCATTGTGGTCATACTTCATATCTTGTCTGGAATACCTAGTACCACTTCGGTCATACCATTTATATGATTGTGTCCACGAATCGGGAAATGAACCACATCCAGGACTGTTCTTAATAAAGTCAGATATTAGGTTTTGGTCACCTGCAAATTTTCTAAGGTATTCTGGTCTATTGGACATGAATTTATGCCAAATCCGTCCGTGAAGGTCTTGTTGCTTGAACCTCATAATACTGGAGTTCCAGATTTTGGTACTAGGGTTAAAGTCATTCATACCACAGAAATCAAGTTGTGCTTCGTGTGTATAAAAACAGTCTATGTTATCTGTAATCACTACATCTAAGTCCATGTACAATGTAACACCTGGTAGATAAGTGTCAGGATGAAATAGTTGTAATTTATTCCACCACCCTTGTAAGTCTTTTTCTGGAAATTGTCTAATGTCAATATCACCCTCTACCATCTTATGCATTTTAACATGGTCGGTAAATACTACAAAGTTTATAGGAAGTGTGGTGTTTCGTTTCACCATATTGTAGAGTTTTTGTACATACTCTACGGCATACTTATCACCATAACACACACAAGCAAAATTATAATTTATATCATTAACCAATTGTACATCGCCCTCATACTTAAAATTAAATACATCAACTCCATTAATGCTCTTGGCCAATCTCTATCTTTGTAACCAAAATACACCCACATAACACATGCAACTACACTAAGTAACCAACCTACCCATTGAGTAGAAATATTGGCACTTGATAAAATAAATACAGAGGTAACTGCTAACGCAAAACCTAACCAGCGTTCTGGTACTGTACCTTTAAAATATCGAAAGCTAAGCCATCTTCTATTTCTTGTATTGTAAACTGGTGGTTTGCTGTCATGTTTAGCCATTCTTGCACCGTCTTCCTACCTGGTTTAAAAGGTTTTTCTATCTTATCAATTTTACGACTTGTTATCAAAGCTGCCACATTCCTTTGATGTGTAAACGCCGGTGTCATATTTAGGACACCATCTACTGCTGATAATGACATATTTGTCACAACACACCATGAGTCTTTTAAATAATCTCTTATGTCTGTATTCCAAAACTCATTACTCGGTCTTGGTTTATTTCTCATTTTAATTGGTCTATCTGTATATTTTTTAATCTCGTCTGTAACTTGTTTAATCCATTCTTCTTGTGTAAGATTGTTGATATGATAACATACAGTAGGAGATGAAGGACATAATAAAATATGGTCACCACTATCACGCCAACCTTTGAAGTGACAATCAATACCTTGTTTGTCTAATATATTCCACCTGTCTGGTGAAGTAACATGAAATCTGTTTGTGTGAATACCACCTCTACATATTCTAAAATAAGTTGTGTCGTAATTATTGATGATAGGTTCTGGATATCTTGTGATTTGTTCAGTAAGATAACCTACATCTACATACCACCATTCATCACCTCTTTCTTCACATTCTTTTATCTGTCTAATATTTTGACCTGCTAAACCCCAAAAGAAGTGTACATCTTTACCCTCATCTTTCCAACCTTTTTGTATGGCAGGCATGAGTTGATGAGATAAACATTTGTCCCATGGTAAAGTGTGTATATGTATCATCTGCTTTCTATTAAGCCTTTATTAACTTCAATTACATTTTTTAAAATCTGACTGTCAAGAAAATTTGCAAATGCCTCCATGTCTTTTGGAAAACAATTGCCATCATAACCTAATTCTTTTACTTTCATATGACTAGGACCTATATTTTCAAAATCAGCTAGTGTGTTGGTTATCATATGATAGTTATATGTCTTATCTAATTTACTATATAATTCATGGAAGAAGGCAACCTTTGTTGCTAACCAACAATTGTAAACATATTTGATTGTACTTGCACTCTTTTTATCCATAATAATATTTGTTTTAGTATGTGTACATCTAAATGTTTTCATCCACCACTCTGCTTCTTTTTTCAATCCACCCCATATAACATACTCACTATTACTATAGTCTTTTCTAGCATGTGCTTCTCTCAAAAATTCAGGAGAATAAACAACATGTTCCTCATATACTTCTAACATATTCGGTAAAATGGTAGATTTAATTAAAGTTTTAACATCTCGTAGTTTTACTACAGTTTCATCTATTAAAGAAATATCTTGTTCGCCATCTACTGTAGGTGTAGGTAGACATATAACAGCTCCGTCTATCTTATCTACAAAATTTTCTAATTTGTTATCGTTGTATTTTGGGTCAATTCGTACTACATCATTACCAACATTTTCTAATGCGTCTGCAATTACACTACCAACAAACCCACAACCTATTACTGCTATTCTATTCATTTTAAATCTATCCTTGTTGTGTCGTAATATATATCAAACCACTCGTCAGCATAATCACTTCTAGCATAATCTTCAAAGTATGGACCACCTAATGTCCAATGTACATTCTTTGCGTCTTTATTATATTCATATTCGCCGACTAACCAGTTCCATTCTAAATCTAGTGTACCAATAGCGTCATCATTTGGCAACCATTTAAATTGATGTAGTTCTAAGCCTGTTGCTGTGTTCACATAGTCTGGTGTTAATCTGTTGCATAAACCATTATTGAATATCATCATACTTGACCAGTTTTTCTTTTCAAACTTCTCGTTTTTTGCACCTCTAAATTTAGCATGTTGAGTTGGTTCATAATCATGTTTGCAACACATAACGGAATAAATGTAGTTTCTTTTTTGCCATAACTCAGCTATATCACCTCTAAACATCATGTCACAATCCATAAAGATAGAATACCCTTGGTACTTTCTTAAACTAGGTACCATAAATCTACTAAATGCAAAATCTGTAGATTGATTATCTTGTTTTTCTCTCGTAAATTCTGGTATATTACTTAAACATAATGGTGTGATTGAAACTGGTTGACTAGAGTTTCTTCTTATACTCTCTGCCAGTATGTGATAAGAAATCTTTTCTCCCTCATCATAACCTATAAAAACATCTATCATACTCTCGCCTCCGGACTTCTACCTTTTAGTTTTCTATTGCCTTTGGTATGGTCATAAACAGGTCCTAATATTGACCTTGCTTGTACATGACCTGGTTTACCATCACCAATGTCAAAATTTCTTGTGCCTCGCTTTTCAAATTCTTTTCTTACATAATCCCATACAAAACTATCGTGTTGTTCTTTAAGGTTATATATGCCATCTGTATCATACAATGATTTCATCCTGTGTGCATATGATAGAACAGCAGGATGTTTTAGATTAAAGTATAAGAAGCCACATTCACTATAGTTGTCACCTCTACCTAGATATGTCATCATACAATCATCTCTGTGAATATGTTTTCTAATCCATTGTTCGTCAATTGGTTTATGAAATACACTATCAGCGTCAATACAGATTAGACCATCAACATCTTCATTGATAATAGCATGACAATATGCATATACTTTATAACTGAAACGGACACCATCTGTAAGAAATTCTTTACCTTTTACTTTGTAATCAGAATATGGTTGTCTGTCTTTGTTTCGTTCTACAAATTCTTTCAACTCTGGTAAAATTTTTAACATACATTCATCTTCATTATAAATTTTTAAAGGAAATGACCAGTTGTAAGTTTCTTTGAACCTATTTAATTTCTTCAACTGACCATTGAGCATATGCTAGGTCATATAATAATTGTTCTCTTTCACCAAGTTTAGGATTTTCAATCTCTGACAATTGATGACTAGATATTGACCATACAAAATTACATTCACTACAAGGTATTACAGGCACACCTGCTAGTATAGAATCTATACTTGAACCACTAGTGTATGCTACGGTGCAATGTGCATTTTTTAAATCATCATTGATTGTACCCTTGTTACTATAAGATACATTACACCACTTGTAAGTATCTATTAAATTTTTCATTTGGTCTTTGTTTTCTGGATGGTCTCTAAAAACTATAGGTCTGTCTGTATGTCTTCTTAAATGTTGAATAGTATTTTTTACCCACCATTCAAAATCAATACCAAATAATGAGGCGTCAAACATATTTTGACCAACAATTAATATATGGTTACCTTTCTTTCTCCATGGTTTAATTTCTAAACCTAGTTTTTCAAATCTATCTGAAGGACTATTTTCATTTTTAAAATCTCCAAGACCTCTCATAAAGTGGTTTAGACCAACTCTATGATACTCATGGTTGTCTGTTATAGTTCTACCTAATAATGGCGTTTCAATTACAATTAATGGTTTACCTTTATGATTTTTTACAATACTATTTTTTGTAAAATGATGTTGCAACATTAATTTCCACTTCTTTTTAGGTTCTTTTTTCCACGAACCAAATATAACAGCAATATCACATTCCTGATAATCTTCTGATTTTACACAATTACCTCCAACTTTGTCTGCAAAGTCTATTAACATTTGTCTTTGATTGTGTAATGGTGTGGATTTTAAAAAGAAGTTTATTAACATTATCTACCTCGTAACACAATCGCTTCAGATAAACATTTGTTTCTAGGTCTATTTAAAAACACTTCGTATTTGTAGTTAAGGTCTTTTAACATTTGTTCATATTGTATTAAACTAGTTTCATTATCAATTAGTTTTACTTCAAACTCTATTAGAAATGCCTTAAATGGCACATCATAAGTTAAAATCTCTGTACAGAAATCATACCATACACCCTCAATATCAGCTTTAATAATATCTGGTTGTGGCATGTCTTCTTCCATCATCTGTTTTAAGTTCTTACACTCTACTTCAATGTATGCTGGATTTTCACCGAATTGTGGTAATGGCAGTAATGAATAACATTTTGATAAATCATTCTTGTCATAATAAAATTTCATAGTACCAGGTGTTTTATTATATGCAACTTGATGATATGTCATCTTGTCTTTACCAATAAAATTTGATTCAAATAATTTTACACTATCTGGTGTAGGGTCATAACAATGTATATTCATATTAGGGTTATCTTGTAACATTGATTGTTCCCAACCCACATCTCTATGTACACCTAATGATAATACATTTGTACTTTCTTTTACTACTGATTCTGGCAACCAATAATTCTTATATTGTTTAAAGTCCTGAGGTTGCATGTAAATACCTTCAAGTCTTTTTATCTCCGTTAAGAGTTCTTGTTCATTCATCTTATCTCCTTAATCTTCATGTACTGGCCAATCAGTTTGGAAAGTAACATAATTTAATTGTATACCTCTTCGTTCTACTTTAATATTTTTACCTTTATTCATACCATGCCATTTGTTAGGTCCATGAAATATGTATCCATAATTATGCCAAAACGGTACAGTTTTTACAAACTCTAAATCTTCGTTATAT